AAGATAAACAAACTGTCACGAAAGACTTTTAGTGCAACTACTGTATCATCAACTTTAATGCTACCAGCACCATCACCTGCATTAAAACCATCTTCATCAAAAGGTTCACTAAACACTATCTCTTGTGGGCTAGTAGATTTACCTGCATAGAACATGTGATTTCTGTATGCAGCAACTGTCTTAGCTCCTGCTACACTGCTAGTGCTTACATCTGTAGCAGCCATAGCCGTATTAAATACTACAGGAGCATTAGCCTGATCTACACAAATAATCTTTTCATTACCATCAAAGTTAAACCGTTCAAAGTGATACTTAGCGGCACTGGTTCTACCTGTATCTCTTACTGTCCAACTCTCTGATACTACACTTGCTTTACTGTGTGCCGCTGCTGTAGTACTAGAGGTAGCCCTAGTCACACCAGTAAACGTAGTAGAATTAATGCCTGTGTAAGTAAATATTTCTGAGTCAATTTGCAATGTACCACTAGAAGAAAACCCTACAGTAGAACCTACACTAATAGTACCAGAACCTGTCATGCCTGTACCTGAAGCAATAGAAATAGCTAACTCAGCAGAAGACGAAGTAAATATCTTTTCACCTCTAGCAGCCACTACTTTGTTTGCAAAGTTAGCCACCAATAAAGTAGTCTCAGAACTAGAAGATGTAAAAGGAATTACTTGATTGACAAACTTACGGAATCCGTTTATGCGTCTGTAACCACCCTGAATATCAGGCTCAAAGTTTTCTAGTTCTAGTGCTTCACCCGGCTGCATAACAAAGTTAGAACGGTTTAAAACTAAACCACCTTCACAGTTAAATGCATTAGGTTGCGTTTGAGAATTATCTGGCATTAATTAACACCAGAAAGAAAGTTAATTGAACCACGTGGTCTTAGTACAACAGTAGACCTAACGTATTCATATTTATTAATTAACAAGCTCTGCATATTTTTAATGCCTTGTTCAAATCGTGCAAAGTTTAACTGGTATTGTTGCGCTTCACCACGGTACTGATATACAAATGCCGTAGCACCATCTACTACTACTGGTGAAAATCTATCTGGTATAGTTGTAATGTCACCATGTGCAGCTAAATCATCTGGAAAGGTATAGAAATCAAATGCAAGGGTGTAAGCCTTATTAGGAAGTGGATGCAACAAATAGTTGTTGTCAGGTGTACGAACAATACTTCTAGGCACCCCACCATTTTCAAACTGTGTAACTGCAACGCCACTTGAATATGCAGCGGCAGTAGTGCCATTAGCACCACGTGTACAACCTGTAATATCATTACCTGAGATTGCAGTGTAAGAAACTTCTTCAGTACCAATGTGTACTTTGCCAGCAGCGTCAAGCCCTGTAGTAGAAGTAAGTGTTAAAGTAGTTACGCTATTAGAGTGAGAACCATTTAAAGTTGTAGCAACAACATCGTCCTCTTGATTTGCATATTCATTCTGTATGTATTCGTTATAATTAAGGACAGTTAGATTTGAACCTGACACATTAAGGTCTGTGTCTTTCTTAATTCTAGCTGTGTTATAGTCTATAGATTTAGTACTTGCAGGAACTGTGTAACGAGTTTGTCCTGCTACTAAAGTAGAAGAGTTACTAGCATGATTAAAAGAATACCCAAACTCCCGTTGATTAATGTAACGTATAGCTTCATTAACTGCATTCTTACATTGAATCTGCACACCTCTAGCACTAGTAAAATTAGCAGAGGTAAGCTCTACCTCATTCATTCGTGTAATAACACTATTGCTTAATGTAAGAAATGTAAGAGCCATTATGTTTCCTTCAGATACACTAATGGGGCCAGCATATAGCCAGCCCCAAAAGTTATATTTTTATTACAGCAGATCACGTTGA